CGGCTGTAGTTATTTTTAGGGACATCCGAAATGATAAAAGAAAAACCCGCAGCGCTCCGCGAGGCTATTGAGATGGCGGGCAGCCAGACCAAATTGGCCGTTGTGTTGGGCATTCACAAGTCCAACATCAGCCAATGGGTCAGGCGTGGCCGTGTACCATCAAAGCACGCAATCGAGATGCAGCGGCATTTCGGTATTGTTGCTATGCGATTCAATGAGCAGGTAGAATCCTAATCAACGCGCTGTGGAAAGCGCAATGCGGGTCAGATATTCAGTCTCCATTGGGCTGGTCTATCTGACCGAACTAAACCCTTAACTGGGCTGACCTGCCGGAATTTCCACCGGATAGGCCAGCACCTATGGAGATTGTATGCATTACTATCAATTCAACATCGGTGACTATACAAGTCACACGAAGCATCTGTCCCTAATTGAGGATGCTATCTATCGCAGGCTGTTGGATCTCTACTATTTACACGAACAACCGTTGGACGAATGTCCAACAGTCGTTGCGCGTTTGATCAACGCCAGGGGCCACGAAAAGAAAGTGGCTGCCATCCTTCAAGAATTTTTTTCTCCTGCGGGGGGTGGGGGGTGGGTGAGTGAGAGAGGCCAACAGGAGATTGAGCGCTACCACCATAAGATTGAGGCAGCGTCTAGGGCTGGGAAGGTTTCTGCTCAACGGCGGTCTAACGAGCGTTCAACAGTCGTTCAACCAACCAATAACCATAAACCATTAACCAATAAACAAATAAAAACTATAGGCGCAGAAGCGCCTTGTGAAGTTGAGGCAAAGGTCTGGGAGGATTTCTTAGCAATCAGAAAAGCCAAGAGGTCACCATTGACCAGCACGGCCCTGGAGGCCATCAAGCGCGAGGCTAACAAAGCAGGCTGGACATTGAACCAGGCAATCACCGAATGCGTTGCTAGGGGCTGGCAAGGGTTTAAAGCGGAGTGGGTAAACAAGGCCCAGGGCAAGCCAGAGAAGTTTGATCCATTTGCATTTGTCAACAAAGGGAGGGAGCAGCATGTCGTTATTGACATCACTTCAGGCCAGTAATTGGCTGGCAGTCCATCCGAAGTTAGGCATCAGCCTGATGGATCACCTGTTCAACCGATTGGAAGGGCTGTATCCCAGCCGGTGGCGGGCCGCATTTAGCAGCGAGGGACAGATCCAAAATTGGCGCGAAGTGTGGGCAGAGGCATTCATTGAGGACGGGATTACCCCTGCGGCCATCCAAACGGGCCTTGCTGCGGTTCGTAGGAAGTATCCCTGGCCGCCATCTCTCCCAGAATTTCTAGCGGCGTGTAGGCCCGAAATAGAGCCAGAGAGGGCATATCACGAAGCGATAGTGGGAATCAGGAGTAGGGAATGCGGAAAAAAAGGGGAGTGGTCGCACCCGGCAATCTTTTGGGCGATGACCTATTTGCAGTACGAATTGAGGAGCAGCAGTTATCCGCAGGTCAAAACCAGGTGGGAGATTGCGCTGGAGCGGGAGATCAAAAAGAACCAATGGCCGGAGATACCGGAGCCGATGACAGCGCTGCCAGCGCCACCGGAGAAGCCAGCAGATCCGGCGGCAGCGGAGCGAGCCAGGCAGATGATCAGAGAATTTGTCCAGGCTGCGAAAGCCGGGCGGGTAGGCGGTGGGGGCAGTACCGATTAAGTTGCCTAGAGTGCTGCGTGACGCTGGTGGAATCCACCAGGCCGAACAAGAAAGCAGCCAATGGCATGTTGTGGTGCATCGAAAAGCATAGGTCTTTTACCAGGGAGCAGGTGTTGGACGAGATCAGGCGGAGGCAGGAATGATTGACATTGCGCTGTGGGTGGTGGTGGTTGCGTTGATCTGGGTGGGCATTGGAATGTGGAGGGGAGAATGAAGCAGATATTTGTGATGAGCCACCGGCAGGCCAGAGACCGGGCAGTTGAGGCGGTACGGTTGGCAGGCGATGGGTATGTGGTTACGGTGTCGGAGCCAAAGCGCAGCCTGGCTCAGAATGCTTTGATGTGGGCGTTGCTGACAGATTTGGCAGAACAGGTAAACTGGCACGGCAGCAAGTTGACAGCAGAAAATTGGAAGGATGTTTGCACGGCAGCGCTCAAGCGCCAGGATGTTGTGCCTGGGATTGATGGTGGATTTGTGGTGCTGGGGACATCTACTAGCAAGATGACAAAGTTAGAGATGAACGAGTTGATTGAATTCATCTACCATTTTGGATCAACGAAGGGAGTGCAATTTAGTGAGCAGTACCCAGAAGAAGTTAGCGAAAATCACGCATAAGATTGCGTCAGATTTTGGAATTAGGTATTGCAGCAATTGCAAAATTGACAGAAATAACAAGGATGGCATGGACATAGTTTTCCCAGGCGGGCTGAGATACAGGTGGATATGCAAAGAATGCAAGGACAAGCGTGGCAACAAGACCTGAGATCCGTCATATGGGCCGGGTTGCCGAATTGCCGTGCGTACTATGCGGAGCGCATGGGGTACAAGTTCACCATATCCGAGAAGGCCAGGGTATGGCACAGCGAGCCAGTAATTGGCTGGTCGTACCGCTCTGTCCTAGTTGTCACACCGGGCCGTTGGGTGTGCATGGCGATAAAACCATGATGCGGATAAACAAGATGACCGAATTGGACATGCTGGCTAAGACCATCGAGGCATTGAGTTGGAAGTAATTTACCCGTGGCCCAGGTCAATACTTAGCCCAAATGCCAGGGCGCATTGGGCAGCGGTAGCAAGACAAAAGAAGTTGTATCGGTACGAGTGGTACATGTTGACACGCCAGGCTAATGTTCCCAAAATTACCCACAATGACCGGGTGGTGCTGGACATATTATTTATGCCGCCAGACCGGCGGGCGCGAGACCTGGACAACATGCTGGCATCGATCAAGTCTGGGCTGGATGGCCTGGCTGATGCGTTGGAGGCTAATGACCGGCGGTTTAGGTATGGCCTGATTGATGTGGCCGATGATGTTAGGGGAATGGTCAAAGTAAAGATTTACTAGCGCGGGTTGGAGAAGTGGTTATCTCGCCGGTCTCATAAACCGGAGGACGGTGGTTCAAATCCACCACCCGCTACCAGTTAGGTGGCCTGGTATCCGTGATGCCAGACATCGCCCATTATGAGGGCTGCCGGGTCACCGCCTATTGTGGACAAGTTGTCAACAGCGGTAGAATGGAGGTCAAGATGAAAGGTTTGTACGCCAATATCCATGCCAAGAGGGCGCGTATCGCTGCCGGATCTGGCGAAAAGATGAGATCACCTGGTGATCCAGGCGCACCCACGGCCAAAGCATTTAGGGAATCGGCCAAGACCGCCACAAGCATATTGCGCCCAGAAAAGAATCCTGGGACTAAGAGATTGAAGGGTTAACCATGCCAAGCAAGTCAGCAGCGCAGGCCAGGATGATGGCCGCAGCAGCCCATGATCCCAAGTTTGCCAAGAAGGTTGGCGTGCCGCAGTCAGTAGCCAAGGATTACAACAGGGCAGATACTGGCAGCAAGTTACTAAGCCGGGCTATGAGAAGCAAAAGTCCAGGCACAAAAGCATTGAAAGGTAAGTGATGGCAGGCAGACCACCAGAATGGCCGGATTGTGTTGACAAGGCGCAGGGATACATCAACGGTGACTACAAAACAGCCGGGGATGTGGTTCCTACCGTGGCTGGATTGGCTATTTACCTGGGCAAAAGCCGGGAGACCATGTACGCCTGGGCCAAAGAACACGACATATTTTCTGACATTATTAGGAAATTACTATCGATTCAGGAAAATCGATTGATAAATGGTGGCCTGGCTGGTGACATGAATAGCACGATCACCAAGTTGCTGTTGAGCAAACACGGCTACAGCGATAAGCAGGAAACCGAGATAACGGGTAAAGATGGCGGGCCTCTGCAGGTCGAGGAAGTAAAGCGGACAATTGTCGATCCTAAACATTGATACGCCTAGATGGGCGCTGCCGTTACTTAGTCCCAGCCGGTATAAGGGCGCATGGGGTGGCCGGGGGTCTGGCAAGTCTCATTTCTTTGCTGAGATGATGATCGAGGAACACATACGGAACCAGGCCCAATCCTCGGTCTGCGTTCGGGAGATCCAGCGTACCCTGAACCAATCAGTCAAGCGGCTGCTGGAAAACAAGATCATGGATCTGAATGCCGGGGCGTACTTTGATGTCCAGGATTCAATGATCAAGTCCAAGCGCGGGCCTGGCCTGATCATCTTTCAGGGTATGCAGAATCACACGGCGGATTCCATAAAGTCGCTGGAAGGGTTTGACCGGGCCTGGGTGGAAGAGGCTCAGTCTATGAGCCAGGTCTCAATTGACCTGCTGCGTCCTACCATCCGTAAGCCAGGCAGCGAGTTGTGGTTCTCATGGAACCCACGCGAGGCCACAGATCCTGTTGACATGCTGCTGCGAGGTGACAATCCACCGCCAGATGCATCCGTGGTTAAAGTCAATTACTCGGACAATCCCTGGTTTCCTGATGTGCTGCGAGAAGAGATGGAATATGACCGGGGCCGCGATCCAGATAAGTTTAACCATGTCTGGATGGGCGGCTACCTGACCAACAGCGAGGCCAAGGTTTTCCACAATTGGCGCATTGAAGAGTTTGAAACCGATGTCAATGCCGTGCTGCGCTTTGGCGCTGATTGGGGGTTTGCCACCGATCCGACAGTTTTGGTGCGCTGTTACATTACGGGCCGCAAGTTGTTTGTGGACTATGAGGCGTACATGGTTGGCTGCGAAATTGTCAACACGCCAGACCTATTTATGACCGTGCCGGAGGCTGAGAAGTGGCCGATCACGGCGGATTCAGCCAGGCCGGAGACCATCAGCCACATGCGTAAGAACGGGTTTCCCAGGATCAATGCAGCCATCAAAGGGCCAAAGTCAGTCGAAGATGGTATCGAATGGCTAAAATCTTTTGAAATAGTTGTGCATCCGCGCTGTAAGCATACAATTGACGAACTATCGCTTTATTCCTATAAGGTGGATAAAATGACA